GTAGAGTCAGGCTCAAGAGCAATGTAATAAGTAACATCGATGTTTTGATTCTGGAAACGTGACAGAAGTTTCTCTGACACAACCACATCGTAGTTACCGGGAACAATCTTCAGGTTCTCTTCTTTGAAGTTAAAGACGAACTCGGTAGTAGTTTCACCAACCACGATAGAGAAGTCATTAGAAGTATCATTCTTCTTGTCACGTGCAACCAGTTTGATTACACCGTTCTCACCAATCACGGAGATGTCAGGGAGTTGATAGACAGATGCAGCCTTCTTCAGTTTCTCCAATTGTTGACTGGTCAGTTGGAAACATACATCTTCGGTGGGAAGAGTAATCTCTTTCTCTGGAGGTGCAACAATCACAGAAGGATCTGCAAAGAAGTACTTGGAACGAGAACGACCTTCTTTGATGACCACATACTGATCGTTACCAAAGTCCAGATCAGGTGAAGAGTGAAGAGACAGACCGTTCAGGAACTGGTTCAGGTCATAGATACCGAAGTCTTTAGGGAACTCCTCGGACACATTGGCTTCAACCAGGATGTTCTTCATCACTGAGATTGAACGCAACTTCTGTCCTTCCTTGAACAGGATAGACTGATTGATAGAAGAGAAGTTCTTGAGGAGACTAACAGTTGATTCAGAAAGTTTCATAATTATTTTTTGGTTGCTTTGTGATACCAGAGAAGTGATACAGGAGAATACAATAATGGATGGCCTTGAGGATGTCAAGTTTTGACTTGCCATTCTTCTTACCAAACCGTGACAAGTATTTGATAGCATTGGATCGACAGAAGGGTTCTGCGTCACCAATACTTCCAATCAAGTCTAGTGTCTGAGTTTTGTTGTCGTTCGAGTAATGTGCTTTGTACGTTCCACTCAGATAGTCACGTACTTCTTTGAGGATTACATCCTCCTCATATTTCCAAAAACCATTAGCGTTGTTGATATTCAAATCAATTGAACCGGTAGATTCACCGGGGAGGGGAGTCCATTCAAACCCCTCCTCAGGTAGTTCATTCATGTAATCATACAATAAGGACCATGAGTTCATTCTATCAACTATCAGCCTGCTTGTCAATCATTATGAAGTCTTCATCCACTTTATCATAAAGTTCGATGAATGCAGCCTTGGTCTCATCATCAAATCGATTGATACAAACTTCAAGTGCCTTGGCCTTATTATCAAAGATAGAATACGCACGAACGATATGAACCAGACGACGGGTTGAGATTACTTCATCAATACCACCATCAAAGAAGGTCTTACGAATAATGTCAGCCCAGTCAACCAGATGCTTACAGAAGGTCTTGTCTTGACACAGGGAGGACAGGATCTGGATCTCTGTCTTAGGTGTCGGATAGGACTGTTCAAAGGTGACAGCGAAACGCTCAAGGAATGCCTCGTTCAGAACGTTGGTACCGATGAACCGACCATCTTCAGATCCCTTACCCTTGGTGTTGGCAGTGGCGATGACATTGAAACCATCTTTGGGTTTGACAAACCTACCGATCTTCTTGAGGAAGACACCCTTACCTTCAAGGATAGACTGAAGACACAGAATCTTGTTAGAAGCCAGATCAACCTCGTCTAGAAGAAGTACTGCTCCACGTTCAAGAGCCTCGATGACTGGGCCATTATGCCAAACAGTCTCACCGTTAACCAGACGGAAGCCACCAATAAGATCATCTTCGTCAGTTTCGATGGTAATGTTGACACGAATCAGTTCTCGTTTGAGGACTGCACAAGCCTGTTCAACCAAGAAGGTCTTACCATTACCAGAAAGGCCTGTAATGAATGAAGGATAGAATAGACCGGACTTAATAATCTTTTTAATATCTGTGAAGTTACCAAAGCTGACGAAGGTATCATCTTTTACAGGGATAAGGTTTTGCTCGATTGCAGGAAGTGCTGCGGGTGATTGATAATTCTGTTCCAACTTCTCTTGAACGGTCAGATTCCACTTGCCACGACCGACTTTGTAAGAATCAATCTTACGGGTCACGGTGTTATATGTGGTGTCATTCATTGCACACCAGGCGCGGACATCAGCGGTTACTACTTCTGATCCGTACAAGTTGGTGAGAGAAGAAACGATATACTCAGTAGAGAGTGCCATGTGTGATGTGTTTTTCAATAACGATAGTATAGGACAAAACCACCTCTGAAACGAGGTGGTTGTGACGGTTTCTCAAGTGGTCAGCTGATGATATCCACGAACTGACTCAATACCTTTCTATTTAGAGACTTTGAGTTAAGATTCTTAACAAAGGCAGACTTGATCTTTGCCTTGGATGCACCTTCCTCAACCTCAAACTCGGTTTCATTGTTAAGTGCGGAGGTCAACATACCAAAGTATGATGTATATCCGGCAGATTTAAGTGCAACAAACTTATCCTTACGGATCTTTTTATAGACATCATCTGCCACATGTCCTTTGTAACGACGAACAAATCCCTTGAAGTCAGAGTTGTTAGCGATACGGATACCGATAGTGTTTACATTGGGGAAGGTTTGTTTGAGATTGTCCAACAGAATCTCAGTAAACTTCCAGAACTCATGTTGTACTTGATAGGTGTGACCTGTCTTACGATTACGAACAAAGTCACCAGCGTAGATACGTGATGTTCCCATACGGTTGTCATCGTAGTAATCGTTCTTTTTAAAGTATGGAAGAACGTTTGCCTCACCGTCAGTGAGAACAATAGTGTTGATTTTTTGAACCTTGTTCTTCTTTTGGAACTGAGGGATCAACTCATGGAGACAGATGATTGCCTCGTTCAATGGTGTCCCAGACAATGTGTATTGACCAGGGAAGGTATATGGTGCCCACCTTGTCATGGCAAAAGCAACTCTCCAGAGACTCAGAAGTTGTTTATCAAGTGTCTTCTTGTTCACATCACTTGTCAGGAAATGCATGAGACTGAAGTCAGGATGAATCATAAACTGACTCTCAACACAGTCTTGAATCTCAGAATCTTCCCACCTTTGATGATAAGGATTTGAATCCTTTAGGTAACTGTTAGTAAAGGCATAGACATCAAATGGAATGTTAACCTTACTACAGAACCAAACAAGATTGTAGAGTTGTTTGAGTGTGTCAAGAAGACAATCACTCATCGATCCTGACCAGTCAAGGATAAAGATAAGACCGTGGTTCTTACCATCAGGAATTACATTGACCTTCTTAAACAGATCTTCGTTGTACTTGTAGGTGTGTAGTTTGGTACAATCAAGGGTACCAGTTTTGGAACTGAAAGATCTAGAGTATGCATCGGCAGACTTCTTACACTCAAACTCTTTGACAAGATAGTTGACCTCTTTTGTGGCTGACTTCTTGAATTTGATGTACTGATTATCAGCCAATGTAAATTCCCTTGGTTTATCAGTCCGTGTCTCTTCTGTGTAGGAACAGAAGTAGGGCTTGGGATTCTCTTGTTCGTACCACGACTCATCAAGTTCGTCATGAACCTTCTTATTAGAAATAACAATCTTAGAGATGTTGATTTTAGGAACTTCAATATATTCACAAGGCCTGCCACCTCTAGTAATATCACCATTAAACTCTTGAGTTCCCTGTTCAAATGTTTCATCAGTTTGAACCTCAAGAGGCTTTGGCATCTCAGTTTGTGCTTGACTTGTCTGGCCAGAAGTCTCAGTCTCACCCTCCATGGATGAACCCTCCTCATCACCATCCTCATGACTTGCCTGTGGTTGTGACTCTCCACCACTAGGACCAGATTTGTTTCCTTGTTCGGGGATATCTGCAACCTTATCTTTTTTGTGCTGATCTTCACAATACTTGTAGAGAACTTCGGCAACCATTACAGCGTCACCGAATGTTTCAGTCTCACCCATCATGTCAATGATCTCTTGTTCCTTTTGATTAAAGACAGGAACATCAACGAACTTACCAATCTTGAAGATAAGATTGGCACGATCAGCCAAATTCATCTCACCAATATTCTGATCTTCAAGACCGAAGAAGTCTTCTTCAGCAAGTTCTTTGTAACCAGTATAGAAGTCTTTACTCAAACCAGGATACCGACGTTTCATCAGTTTCTCGATTCGTGCATCTTCTGTCACATTGACAAATTGTTTAGGGATACGATCTTCCCATGACCAATCGTTAGGAGTATAAAGAGCATGGCCAACTTCATGACCAACAAGCATATCATAAACATCATTAGACGCCAACTTCCACATTGGAAGTGTCAGGACACGTCGTTCTACATCAAACTGTGCCGTTTCTACTGAACGATTCTCAACAACGATGTCCTCTGTGGCAAGGAGCTTGGCGAGTTGTGACTTGATCTCGTAGTTGATCATGTGGTATTCTGGTCTCGATATGAGTATAATACAACCATATGAACGCTTATAGGAGACGGATCAGCCAGTACTCCAACTGTCCACTATATAGGAATCCAATGTGAAAAAACTACTATCGACACTATTTGCATCAATCGTATTATCAACACCAATCTCTGCTCATCAAAAAATAGATGACGATGTGTTTTATACCCGCGAAGCCATGCAGTGTATGAAACTAGGTCAATGTAATGAGGGTATCTATCGTGTCAGATCAGAAAATTATAGTGGAGAAACAAAAGAAATCTTAGAGCACCTAGAAGATTTAGAAGTAAAAGTCTATAGAGCCATACCACAATACTTTATGAATGAATATCGTGGTCTATATTATTCTGACAATAACAAAATTTTTATCAACATCGGATTTATAAAAGATCAACTATCCTTCCTCACTATCTTACGTCATGAGGGTTGGCATGTTGCCCAAGACTGTATGGCTGGTACCTTAGCCAACTCTGACATCATGAGTATCATTGATCACGACAAGATCCCTAAAGACATTATCCAAGAAACTTTTGACCGTTATGGATATGGTGACCCCACAATAATCCGTATCGAAAGAGAAGCAGTAATGGCAATGCACACAAAGGATATGACAACCAAAGCTTTGTCTGTGTGTAATTCGGATGAGAAAATGTGGGATGTATATTTACCACCCAAGAAGACATGGAGTTATCTCTATTGGAATGCTTGGATCTCCAAATAAACCAAACCCCCGGCTTTCGCCGAGGGTCTTTGGTCAGCTTACTCCATGTAGGGGTTTACTTAATCACTAGTTAGGACGTGTCTGCAGAACCTCCTTGCGTCGTTGTCTATTAGGTCACATTCTGAAATGCACTGGAAGTAATCGGAAACCTGATCGTATTGTTCTTGTGTGTTTGATTTTTCATCCCACTTCCAGGATGCTAATTCATTACGTGAAACAAGATTCTTCATTACAACCTCCATTCACACATTATATAGTGATGTTTGTGTTACTTTACTAACATTTGTGAAAATGAAACAAATGTTAAATTAATGTACATGAATCGTACCAGTCTCAGGATGAACATGAGGAATGGTGCTGTTATATGGATGGAATTGACCGTGAATGATCCCTCCACCCAAGAGGGCAAAGAAACTAAACAGACCGATAATTTTTACGTACTTAGTCATAGTTTTCTTGAGAATCCTTTGTGCTTTTCAAACCTCACAACATCCTCAAACTTATCTTCCATTCCAGTCTTATGACTGATCACGAAGATGTTGGCGTCCTTAATTATATATCTAATAATTTTAAGGAACTCATCAGTACCAAACCCATCCAAAGAACTGTCAAATACCTCATCCATAATAAGAAGATTGGTATTCACAGAGTTCTTGACACGAGCAATCTCCCTCCAGGTGAATAGAAGAGACAAGTCAATCCTCATCTTCTCTCCTTCACTGAAAGATGCGTAGGAGAAGTCCTCATGAATAGGAGATTCAACTGTTTCGTTGAACTCCTCATCTAGTTTGAAGTTGATATAGAAGTCCATCTTCTGTAGATACTTATTAACCTGTTGGTTAATCAGGGGAAGGTACTTCTTGATAATCTTTGCCTTTACACCACCATCCTTTAGGAGGCTATAGATGAAATCGTGGTAAGAGATATTATCTTTATGCTTTACCAGATCATCATAGGTCTGATCTAGACTGGTTCTTAATGTATCTAACTTCTCATGTTCAGTATTTCGGTTCTCGATCTGACTGGTAATAGTTTGAATTTCTGATTCAAGACCCCCGATCTGTCGTTGAAAACCAGTAATCTGTACATTGAAAGAAGAAATGCCATTAAGTGTTTCTGAAATTTGCGAAGTGAGTTGTTTGAATTGTGACTCCCTCAACTCTTCTTTTTGAATTGCGGATTGGAGTTGTTCATATCCCTCTCGTAATTCTTCTGCTTTAATTTGGGAGTCACTAATTCTATTTACCCTAAACGACTCCTCAATATCCTGTTCACAGGTAGGACAAACCGTATTTTGGGTAAAAAACTTATGTTCCTTTGCAATAATTTGTATCTTCTGAGACAGTTTACCCTTGATGTTACCGAACTCTCTGAGTCTAGTTGATGCATCTTCTACACTACCGAGTTGTTTTCTTAGGTCAAGTAGAAGATCTTCCTGTTTAGTGCTCTCGTCAAAACACCTCTGAACATTATTATTTAAATTTTCAATCTTAGTCAGTCGCTCTTTGATATCACCCTTACTTTGTCTCTCAATTTTATCGATGAAGTCCTTTTGCATCTCCACCTTGTCTTTCAGACTCTCTTTCTTCAGTTCTAGAGTCTTTACCTCGTCACGGATCTTTCTGATCCTACCCTTGATGACATCATTCATAGATGAGAAGATTTTGATATCCAACAGATCTTCTACAACTTCCCTACGAGATGCTACAGGGAGTTGCATAAAAGGCACAAATGTAGACGAACCAAGAATCACAATCTGTGTGAAGGACTTGTAGTTCATCTTCAGGACATTCTGTTCTAACCACTTCTGTTGATCAAGAGCAGAGTGTGACTGATCTAGTTCCTCATCATTACGATACAGTTTAAAAATGTTTGGTTTGATACCACGTTTGATCTTCCAGTTGACAGAGTTTACATCGAACTCAATATCAACCAGACAACCTTTGTCATTTGTTGAGTTAATCAACTGAGCCTTATTGATCTTACGGAATGACTTACCGTAGAGAACAAATGTCAGAGCATCAAGGATTGTAGACTTACCTGCACCGTTTGATCCGATGATCAGAGTTGTCTGTTCTTGATCTAGTTCAACTGTTGTTGGATGGTTACCTGTAGAAAGAAAGTTTTGCCAGGTAATCTTTTTAAAGGTTATCATCTTGGTCGGGTGGAATCACAATGTCATCAGCTGTAATAACAGTATATCTGTGGTCATGCATCTCACAGGTCTTGATCATTATTTCGTCTTCTACTTCTAACACATTCATCTCTGGATAGTCAAGTTCTTCCAGTTGTAATGCGTATCTTTCTGCATCGTCTTCCTCACAGAAGATATAGAGAACTTGTTCTCCATTATCATCTACGACAGAGTATGCTCCTTCTTTTTCTTTTCCCGAAACTGTAATAATATACATCAGACAACCTCACATGCCTCTTGGTATATGTGTCTAACGAGAGACTGGATTACTGTTTTATTTAACTCGGTTTCGGATTCCTCAATATAACGATTGAGGATGGACATTGTGTCTTCGGACTCTTCAGCCTCAAAGTCCTCAGTATCCATGAGTTGGAAGTTTTCTACAATCTTCAGATCAGCAACACCAACAGAATAAAGTTTGTCGATGAACTTCTCAAACTTCTTGGTATCACTCTTCTTCTTGACAATGACTTTGACAATCTTGTTCTCATACTCAGTAGCATTGAATGTCTGATGGTCTGTGTCATCATAGAAGATCTTGTAGAACAGTCGGTGAGGATTATTTACCGGTGTATGTTCCAGGGACTCAGTATCAAAAATATGGAAACCTCTGGAATCGTTGACATCATTCCAGAACATTTCATAGGGATTACCAAGATAGAACACGGTCCCATTGTCGGATCGAGAGTGGTAGTGACCCGAGAACACTTTCTCAAATTTATTATAGGCTCTTGCATCATGACCGTGCTCCATGATGTGGCCTGGGGTTGCTTGGAACCCGTTGAGTTCAAGGTGTCCCATTGCAACACGACACTTTGACTTCTTGATTGCTTTGTTGGTTTCTTTCTCATTCTGTTCATTGACCCAAGGAATGAATAGAATGGGGAGACCACCCACAGATACTTCTGTAGGAGAAGAATAAACCTTAATGTTATTATACTCATTTAACAGGAGGTCATTAGAGTTGATATCGTTTGTGTTCTTATAGTATGCATCATGATTACCCACCATCAGATACATGGTGATACCTCTTTCCTGAAGACGGTCAAACACTACACGTCGTGACCACTTCAGTGATTTGAATTCAATACCCTTACGACTATCAAACGCATCACCCATGTGAATGACAGTATCAATCCCCTCCTTGTCTAGGGTAGGAAAGAATACGTCATCATAGAACTTCTCAAAATAATCATGAAAGAGTTTAGAACCCTTCCTGGCACCATAGTGCGTGTCAGTAATGATCGCAACCTTCATCTTCTATTTTGATTCTTAATCACGATGAAAGCGTCTTTGTTATATTTTACAGTTCCCTTCTTTGGTGCCCACTTGGTTCCTGCACCATCAATCATATAAACAGATGAACCACCAATCTCAACAGTGATGTTATCACCCGGTTCCCATCCCAGTTTATTGACAGCTCTTGCAATCTGATTTACAAGAGTATCTTCATACTCATCAGGATCAAGTCGTCCAATCATTAGTTACCTCTCAGCTTCTGATGCACCGCATCCTTGATGGAATTATACTCAGAATAGTTC